CTTTTCTACGTTCAACGGAAGGGGAGGCTCTGCCGCCGCTTTTTTCGGCTTTTTCGGGCTTTTTTCCGCTTTAGGCGCGGCGGCTTCAAGGCGTTTTACCTTACTTCGGGCCGCTTCGAGGTTATATTGCGCCTCGCCCGGCATAAACATCTCTTGAAAAGCCCCCTGCTTTATATCGGCGCGGGGGTGAAGTATGCCGCTGATGCGGGCGCTGGTTTTATCCAGTTCGCAAAGAGTGAAGTTGTCGTCGCGCCCTTCGGCAAACCGCCCCACACCCGCCGAAGGCTCAAGAACGTTTTTCTTGCCGGGGCCAAGGTAGTTGTCTACGATGTCCCAGACTTTATTCACTACCTTCGCGGGCGTATAGAACTCGTAAAGCGTGCCGTGAACGCTCGCGTCTTCGTCTCCGAGGCCGCCCGCACCCTCGTACTGGCGCAAAAGGGACTTATCCTCTTCGTTCATTTCGGCATCGTTTTTGGAGGCGAGCAGTTTCAGGCACGCATCCCGGATTTCCTTCGCCTGCCCTTTGGTTACTCTAACATCTCGGCCAGATCGTCCTCCAGTATCGACAACTGGCTGTAAAGGCTGGTTTCCGTTATCGGCAGCCCCGCCGCCTGACACATTCCGATTGCCGCTTCCTTCGCCGGCCCCGGCCCGTACTGCCGGAGCACCATGTAGTAATTCTTCTGGTCTAGCTTGAGGGCTATCTGCTTGCCGTTGCTCTCTTTCATTTTCCTTTTCCTCCGGTTTATTGTAGATGTCGTATACCTTACGCATAAGGCTACGGTTCAAGGTTGGTTTTTTATCGTTTGTCTTGGGTTTTCTTTCAAATACCAGTTCAAGCTGGCCGCCGCTGTCGTCTCCCAGCTTCTCGTCCGCGCCCTGCTTAACCGCGCTCATTTTTTGCGGCTTCACGGTCTTTTCCCTGTTTTCCTTTTTGGCAAAAAACTGGTCCCATTTTACTTTATTGGTAAAATACTCAAGGATATGCGCGGCAAATGTCTTTTTTCCTGCCCCGAAATCCTTCTTTATGTTGTTTTTCTCATAAGCGTCGACGATTTTATCCGCCCTGAAGCCGAAAAACGTTTTAAGGGCAAGAAAAGGCTTTAGGAAGGATTCTTTGTAAACATAATCCCAGCCCTTCCCGGATTTTTTGGGAAATCTGCGGAGATACTTATGCCCGATAGCCTTTTGAAGGCAACCCGCTATGTCGGTCTCTCCGCCCTTCCGCAGCGACTCCATGATTCTATCCATTTCACCGGCTTTGACTGTCAATTTGTTCATGTTCATCCCCATAGCAATAAAAAAAGGCCGGACTACCCCGAAGGATAATCCGGCCTGTTTTTGATTCAGCGCCTAATCGTAAATTATTTCAATCTCCGCGCCCCGCAAAGGACACGGTCTATTTCTAATATTACCCTACACTATCGCGCCCGTTTATTCAAGAGCACTTTAAGATATATCGCTTTCATAATTGCCCCTGTCCTTTATTTGAATAACTCCGATAAAGCTCGTTTATTCTGTCCTTATACCCTTCTGTCTGGTCGTTAGGGTTTTCAACGCCCTTTTCGCGGTATTCCTCCCGCGCTTTTTCGACCGCCTTGTCCCACGCCTCGGCCTTGCCCCTGATTTTCGCGCCCGTAGCGTCCGCGCTTTTCGCGTCCCAGAGCACCCATCCGCCCCGGCAGTTAGGGTGCAGCGTTCCCGTTACCAATACAGTCTTGCCCTTTTCCTGCGGCTTGCCTTCCCATATCGCTATATCGGCGTGTTCGTCCTTTATATGCTCGTCGGCAAGCGGGGTGTCTGACCATAATACCACCTTGCCTTTAACCTCCGCGCACTTTTCGCAGCATCCGGGAAGCTCGTACCGTTTGAAATAGACTTTTTCGCCCTCCGGCGCGTTATGGACATCTTCCAGTATTCCGGCAAGGTTCGCGGTGTTCACTATTTCCGTATCGGCTATCCGCTTCCAGTCCCTGTTCATGCTGCCGAGCCTGTTGAATAAATCCTGCGAAACCTGCCCCTTGCTCCGATGTTCGCGGATGCCGTTCAATACTGTTTGTTTTATCTCGTTGCGGATATTGTCATTCGTTCTGGTTACAAGCAGCCCGACATAATCCGCAGCGACCTGATACCGCGCCGCTTCCGAGCGCGTAAAGGGTTCGCCCAGAACATGCTCAAGGTTTTTGAAATCATCCCTTATCCAGTCAAATGTCTTGCCCCTGTATTTTAGGCTGTCCAGTTTCAGATTTTTCATTTCCCTGTCGGTCGAATACCGCGCAATCCGTTTCAGAAGTTTGCCGATTGCCGTAGAATCAAGCACAATCCGCCTTGCCGCATCTTTTGTGTTCCGGTCTAAGAATTTCCGAATAGCGTCTACTAGGTTGTCAAAATCACGGACGCTTATCGGCTGTCCGGTTTCGGGATTGTAGACTATTCTGCCCTTATACCCGAATATCGACAGTATCTTTCCAAGCCGCCCCTTGTAGCGCAGCACATCGTCGTCAATAGCTTTCTTCATCGTTTCAACTTCGATACGGGGAAGCTCCAGCGCGGCAACCGCCGCATCGTAAACGCTTTGGATAATAGTGGAATAATAGCCCGCCCAGAAGTCGGCAAGCTCCTGTTGGATAGGATATAGGTACGGTTCATGCCCGTGGACTTTGCCTTTCGTTTCTACCGACACCGGCACGCCGAGGCTTTTTGACATGGCGCGGATCGCCTTGAGCATTTTAATCCGCCTGTTTGCCGTATTTATGCCTGTTATGGAAAGTTCAAGGTTCATGCGGCACTCCTTCAGCGGCCTTTTCCCTATTGGCTAGCACTTGACGCAGAATGTCCGCTAAAACCTCGCACGCCGGATAGGGCGTATCCATTACATACTGCCCCTCGTAGTTAAAATCAAGCGCGCACCCTTTGCAGTCTCCCGGCGTTTGCGATTTGCAAAAACCGTGGGCAAGGAGCGCGTCTATATCGGGCCGGCTGTCGCTCATATTACTATCCTCATCACACGCTTCTTTGCGAGGGATTTTTCAACGGTAGCCCCGCCTTCTTTCTGCCGGTTTTCCAGTTTTCCCCACGCTTCGTCATCCGCATTGTTTTCGTCATCCTCCGCGTCATCCCCGCCGTCTTCGTCTTCGTCATCCTGTCCGAAATCGCCCCCGCCGCCCATGTCTCCAAAGGGACTGTCGCCGCCCTGCTGCATGCTTTGCCATGCCTGAATAACATGCGGATTCATCGGTAAATCGGCGGGATTTTTTATACTCGTCAAGTCTAAAGCCTCCTGCCCCTTTTCCGCCCGCTTTTCGTTCAATGATTTGTAAGTCTCCACCTCACCCTTGTCAATATCGAGGGTGAGCTTCGGATCGTCTCTCTCATATCCCGCAAACTCGAATTCAAAAGCGGGATTTTTGTACTCTAAAATCTTGTTGAAGTGTTTTTGTAAGAATCCCAGCATATCGCCCAAAACAAGACTCTTGCTCGATTCCTGTTTCGGGCGGGTGTCTACGCCGATAAGAGGCTGGCTTTTTTGGCTATGAAGCCCCAAATCTTCCATAGAAAAGCCGAACATACTCACAACACCGGAAAGTTGCAGGTCAAACCACGCCTGAAACTCCATCTCTTTGTTCGTGCCCTGCAAGTTTACCCATTCAAACCGCCGTCCGCTGCTGTCGCTGCTTTTATCTTTGCCGGAGGGGATTATCGGCACTTTCCACTGCGAAGACGGCGGCCCGCTCAAAAGGTTTGCGATATAGTCCTCTATATCCTCGACTTCCTCGGTATCGGCATCGCCGTTCAGTAGCAGAATGCCGCGAGGCAGCTTGTTTTCGGTGAAAAATCCCGCGTTATACGCAAAGGTATTGATTGACGAGGTTACAAGGTCTATCGCCTGCTCTACGATTGAGTAGCCGTAACCGGCCTTTTCAATATCCGTACGCGGGTTCATGTTGTCGAAAATCAAATCTTCATTGGTATAATACGCATACGGCAAGTGGTTGATAACCTGCGCGTAACTCACGCCGGCAACATCCTCGGTGCCCGGCAAAGCAACTTCGATAGTCGCCGCGTCAACCGCCCAAAACGCGCAAACTTCGCCGCCCCGCGTCCGCTGAATTTCCACCGCTATCTGGTCAAGCTGGCTGATGTCGCGGATTATCTTGGTGGCGTATTTGTCTAAATCGTCTTTGCGATTCCTGTCGTCAACATCGCCCGTTTTCAGGAAGAAACTCTCAAGCTCGCCTGCGACCCTCTTTTCCGCGTCGGTCATATCCCGCTTGTTTTCTATCGCGTCTTTGCTTTTTATCTTAAAACCGCGCTGGTTTTCCTCCGTTGCGGGCTTCAGGTACGGGCGCACCTTCTTTGTAAGGTTTTGGATGCAAAGATTTAACACCCACGCTTTTTCTGAAACGCGCCTTAGAATACGGCAGGATATAATCCGGCCGTACCACGGCGATATAGTCCGCACCGCTCCGTAAGCGTTAGTCTCAAGGGCAAGCGGGTCAATGAAAAATGATTTTAGATTGTCGCGTCGGGCGGGGCTTCCGGTATAGCCCATATATCCGGCCGGGGGCTGAAACGCCTGCGGCGGCGCTATTTTGTTTCGCCGTGCGTAGGCGTTTTGGCGGCGCATCAGTTGCTCTATGTCAATATTCTCATAATCTCCGGCTGCCGCCTTTTGAAGCACCGCCGGGGCCGTTTCCTTTGCTTCCGTCTTTGT